TCTGCGATACCACCATCTATCATTTGTTGATATGCTTTTTCTTCCATTACAGCAGTGTCTAAATTTCTGTATAATTGACCAAATTCTGTAGGTGTTAACAGTCCAAATTGTTTTGCATTATTTTCTAAAGTATTAAATGTAGGAATATCTACTTTAGTTTCTTCTACCTTTTCTATTACAGGTTTAACTTCAGTAGGTTTAGTTCCCTGTACTTGACCTTCTTCGTATATCTTTTTAATAGTATCGTATTGGGTACCTTTTTCTATAGATAATTCAGCACCAGTTGCTCTTGCTCCAGGTGGTAATCCTAATTCTTCTTCTTGATAATTTCTAGTAACTTGTACAGTATCTATTGTATCAGGTTTACCATCACCATTATTATCTCTTAATATACCTAAATCCATAGCTTGTTTTTCATTAAAGTATTGTCCAATATTATGTAGACCGTTTAATACTGTTCCAATAATTCCACCAGTTTCGAATATGTTTAAAGTCTTTCTTGATGGTTGATATTCATATTGTCCTTCTCTTAAATTGCGGTCAGTAGCACTAATATCTTTATCAAAATTAATTACACCTTTTAAATCTCTAGCTTGATTAGTTAAACTTTTAGGTTGTTGTAAAGTAGTATCTACTATATCTTTTTTAGGTTTTTTAATTGGAACACAAACTTTTTGTACTGGGTCATACTTAAATCCTATAGGGCATGGGTCTATTTTAGTCTGTTCTGTTACTGGTGTTGTATCTACAGGTACAGGTGTTGCTCCTGCACTATACTCCATAATACCTGTTCCTACTTCAGGAAATTGTGTTTGGTCAAACTGTGGTAATTCACCTTGTTCGATTTCTCTAAGCATACGAGGATAACCTTGTTCGGCAGTACCATATTGCACTGTAGCAGTAGGGCCAGTGTACTGTTTTCCTTCTACTGTCATAATTCCATCTGTAGCAGAATTATAAACTTGTTGTTCAGTAGTAGTAGATTGTACCCCTGTTCTAAAAGGAAACATAATTCCTTGAGATTCTTGTTGTAATATCTTAGATAAATCTGCCATTTATTTAAGCTGCTCCTTCAAGTTGAGGATTTGGTGCAGTAAAGCCGCTTTGCCCTGGAGTCTGTGGAACTCCTGTTCCGATGTTGCCACCTCCAGACCCTTGTGTGTCTGTGATAGCTGCTCCTGCAGGTATTCCTCTAGTATTTCCCATACCACCCTGTTGCTGGTTAGGGCTTTGAGTCTGTTGACTTCCATTCATTTCTCCCATCATCTTCATAAAGATTGCTGCCTTCTCAGGGTCATTGACTAATTGGTCAGGGTCAACATCCATTGACTTTGCAATCTCTTTAATAATACTATGCCATTTAACAAACGGTGCAAGGAATTGATTTGATGCCACTTGCATAAATGTCATTAATCTTTGTGACCTTACTTCTTTTGTCATGAGTGAACTTGTGCCTTGAGCCTTAACATCTAAGTCACCTTGTATCTCAGGAATGTCAGAATTAAATTGCATATTCCAGTGAAATAAAGTTTCACCTAATGGTCTTAGTAAATAATCATCAATATTTTTTATAACTGTTTTAATGTTTAAAGCTGCCGCACCCATTAACATAGACATACCTGAAGCAGTTCTTGTTGTAGACTGAATACCAGTTTGACCATGTGAGTAAGATGGAATGCCTGTAGACTCATCTGCTAATTGTCTAAACCTATCAAACATCTGCATATTTTCAGGTGCAGTATTAGGAAACTTTAAACCATGTATAGCTTGTCCTACTTGTCCACTTTGTCTTCTAAATATTTTTCCAGGATAGATAGACATATCTTGACCCGGAACTAACATTGTCTCATCAACATCAAAGACTAAGTTACCTGCTAATGCTAAGTTATCAATAGCCATTCTTGCATGACCATTCATAATTGTTTGTGCATCATCCATATTTTCAGGTATGCCCACGCCAAAGAATTGATAAGGATTGATTTCATAAGGACATACCATGAAGGGGTTTCTTGCAGGGGTAAAAGGATTTAATACTAATCTTAGTATCTGTCCGTTAGATACCCATGCATTAATTTGCACTTCATCTAGTTCATCAGAGATATCATCAGGCATTTCGATACCTGCTTCTTCTACTAATGATTTATCCATTGAACCCCAATATTCTAAAACTTCAAATCTATTTTTATTAAACTCCTCTTGATTTTCTCTATCATAAAGGGCAGTTTCATAGCTTCTTGTTTCGTAGTTAGGACCACCTACTAATACTTCTTTAATTGCAGATTTTCTAAAGAAAGGTCTATTCATCAAATCTCTTAATTGAGAACGATTATAGACATGTCTCTGAATGACATAATCAGCATCATCAATGGTTATTGCATCAGGGTCAGGATATAAATCCCAACACGATACAGCTTCTACTCTTGGAACTAACTTAGTTTTTGGAGAATATATTCTTTCACCATTATCATCTAAAGCCCATTGATGCACTGCTTGTTCATAGTTAAAAGGTCCTTTAAGAATACCCGTACCTAGTAAACACATTTCAAATAATACATGTCGCATTACTGAAATAGCATGTGTTTCTTCTAATTGGTCATGAATAAGTCTTTCCATATTTCTAGCTGCTTCTTCTGCAGGTTCAATCTGTGGCATAGTTTTTAAATCGGGTGCAGCACCTTTTTCAAAACCAGCTTTACCATACTTTTCTGCTAAACCATTTAGTATATCATTAGCAGTAGAACCTGGAGTTATTTCTCTACCATCCCCTTCAAAACCATAAATGTCATCCATTCTTTGGTCTTGTTGTTTCATACTCTCAGGTTTTAAGTGAGCATACTTTGCAACGCCTGTTGGGTCTGTAGTAGGAAATATACCAATAGGAAATTTACCCTGTGAGAATAAAACTTCTATTAGTTGTCCGTATGCAGCAAGAACTTTGGTCTTTGTTACTTTAACAAATACCTTAGACTTTTCTGAATCTCTAAATGCCATATCAGAACCATAGATACCTCTATAGTTTCTGTACGACCTTAACCATCTATTCTCATCGTAAAGACGAGATTGTTCTGATTCTTTTAAACGAGATTCAATAACACTACCTAAGTTATCAAAGGCAGTATCTCTTTCGTCTGATAAAGATTTTACTTCATCAGATTCAGAGTTCAAGCCACTCGTATATGAATGTGGCATTATTTACCTCTTAGTAATCTTTCTCGTTAGCCATTGAGAATACTTTGCTGTCAACTTTTGATTTTGATTTACCCTTTGGGTAAGCCACATCATATTTACCAGCATCATATCCATCAGGAAGTGTAGCACTTTTTTTAACTACGTTTACATTTGAAGACTTAGGTGATTTAGCATCTTTGCCATATCCCATATTATCTTCAGGTAAATCTCCCATTTTATAAGTTTTCATGATTGCCATTTTATTTTTCTCCTTTTAAGTTTTTCTGTATGTAGGTTAGTAACCAAGGGTTATCTACAAGTACAGTCGTTAGTCCATTTGCAATGGTGTTGCAAATCTTTTCTTCTTCCTTCTCATCTATGTCTATCCCCCATTGATATACAATACCATGAAGTATTTCATGTATTAAAGTATTCGTATGAGATATAGAATCTTCTTCGGAAGATAAAGCTATTATTCCATCTGATGAAAGAAACTGTCCATTTATTTCATTGCACTTTGAAACGATAGAATCTAAATTTTTTATTTTATAATTTCTATAACCTATTTTAATTTCTTTTGCCATTAGTATCCAAAAACTTTATCCGCAGGTTTAAAGTCTAAAGTTTGTCCTACTCTATAAGTATTTGTCTTTGTAGCAGGATGCATTGGTCTACTCATACAACCATAACGTAAAGCATCATAAGCGTGGTCTTCTGCATGTGTATCCACATCTTCAGGATTATTTTTATCTACAGGTAACATAGGTAATGTTCTAATTAAGTTAATACAGTTTTCAAAAATAAACATTGTTGGATATCCTGTGGTATCATTAGGTCTTAATCTTTTATGAATTTCTAATTTACCTGCTATCCTACTTTTAGGAGTTCTATCTGATGGTCTCCAACGACAACCTTCTTGAATCATTGTCTCTGCAATACTTGGCCCTATATCACCTCGTCTTGCCCATGTAGAACTATCGAGTACACCATAACGAATGTATTCACCTTGTTCTGCTTCTAAAACTTTTCTAGCAAATAGGTCTGCTGTTAATTTTTGTGTATATAATTCTCTGTAAACAAATACATTATTATCAAAGTCTATAGCAAACCATAAACAACATGCAGGTGAACTATATCCCCAGTCTGCTGCTCTGAATCTCATCCAGTTTCTTGGAATGTCAAAAGGTTTAACAACATGCAATTCTTTATTAAATTCAGGAAAGGAAGAATTTTCAAATGCTTCCCAGTTACCTTCTAAGAATTGTTTTCTTTGAACTTCAGGTAATGATGCCAACATTGCATAGTAATCATCTGTTTGCATCAAGTAAGGATTATCCTGTAACTTTGCAGGAATATATCTTCTTGTAATTTTTTTTACACCAACAGGAGTTTTGATTTCTATTTCAAATCTAGAGTTAGCAGGTGCAGGGTCAACAAACATTTCTTTAACCCATAGTGAACCTACATTTCCAGGATTTCCTGTGGCTCTCATATAGACGGGAATATCAGGGTCTACACTTCGAAGTGAAGAACGTAAGAAGTTATAAATATCTTCTGTTGGATATTGAGGTAATTCATCGATACCAATCCAAGTGTATGATTGACCTTGGTATCGTAGAACGTCTGTTAAGTTTTCAGCGTAACCAAATTCTATTCTAGCACCTGAAGGAAACTTCCATTCTTTTTCTTGCTCTCTCCATTTAGCACCAGGATAGGCTTTAGGGTACAGTTGTTGAGAGTGGTTAATTAAATCTCGTAGTTCAGGCATTGTCCGTCTAATTAACAATGCTCTGTGTTTTTGTTTATGACAATATCGCAGTGGGTCTACTAACATTGCATAAGACTTTCCACCACCTCTTGCTCCACCGTAGAATACTTCTCGCTCACTCGATGCTAAAAATTCTGTCTGTGGACCTTCATTAGGTTCAAAGATAACTTCTTTTTCTTTTAGTGCAGCTTGGATATTTGGTGAAGCCTCATGAATTTTATCTTCTTCAATGAGTTGCTTCTTTCCATCAAAAACTTCGTCAAGTTCTTTAAGTCTATTCTTTGTGGCCCAAAAGTTCTTCTGTGCTTTTTCAAGTTCTTTTTTCTTTTCACGAAGTTGGTCTTGGGCAGACTTTCTAGCTTTCTTCTCTTTGATTGTAAGAGGAGTGTTAAGGCTACTTCTTCGTTTTCTACCAAGTTGTTTAGGTTTAGGTTCGTCTACCACCCTTTATGTATAACCCTTTTTAAAACTTCTCTCAATCCCATACCTGTAAGTTTTCTACCTGTATGATGAGATAACCATTCTGCTGTTTCTTTGTATGTGCAATTGTTTTCTATAAAACCTTTTGCCTTTTCAATCAGTTCCATGTGTTCAGGAATTTGAATTAAAACTCTATCGTCTTCTTCTGAAACTTTATACCCAATAGGAACAACTCTACCTACTCTTTTTCGAGTAATAGGTTTATCTTCATCCATTATCTTTAGGGGGTAAGATGAAGATTCCATGTGCGACTTTTGCATTGATATCTACCTTTTCTCTTTTTGCTAGCCCTACTCTATCTAATATTTGTTTAGCAGCTTCCATTCGTATAGACGCACCCGGTGTTGAACCATCTTCTTGTAAGGCATTAATCATACCCATACTAGCCCTTGGTGCAAATGCTGCTAATAATCTTTCTGCTCTATCTATTATTTCATCTTTTAAAGATTTTAAAGGTGTATGATAGTCTGCATAACCTGCAATCTCTCCAGCTACTTTAGGGTCACCTTGTGCTTCCCCAAACAAAGCATCTAAAAAAGTTTGTTGCTTTTCTGTTAGGGCAACATCATTCTTGTCATTACTAGGAACTAACATTTTTTATTTTTTGTAATTTCTTTTCTCTTCGTTCTTGAATCCATTCAGGAGATTTTCTAATTCCTGCAGATTCTTCTGCTTGTGCTTCTTTCATACCTTGTCTAGCACTCGCTAATATTTGGTCTCTACCTTTATGTTCGCTTCTAGCAATCAGAGAAAGGTTGGGTGCAGTTATCACCATCTCAACATTTTTATTTCTAAGTGGCTTTGTTCTATCGGCTATTGATAGATACTCATCCCAAACCTTTCCCGTTTTTTTATTCCTAAAAGAATAAACTGGCATTTATTTTATTTTTATCTTTTGTGGTTTCTTATCTTCTGGAATATTTTTTTCCAGTGAAATTGATAGTATACCATTTTTCATTTCAGCAGATTCTACTTCTGTATATTCTGCTAGTGTAAATGTTTTACTAAATTTCTTAGAAGAAATACCTTTATAGATATATTCATCTGTCGATTGTAATTCACCACTAATTGTCATTATACTATCTTTAACTTCAATGCTAATATTATCTTTATCAAATCCTGCTATTGCTAATTCAATAATCCATTTATTATCATTTAGTTTTTTAATATTATAATGTGGATATCCTTTAATATCTGTTCCTGTTAAAGAGTCCAATGTATTAAAGAATGAATCAAACCCTATTGTGTAGGGCATATACTTATCTAGTGTAAAAGTCATTTATACCTCCTTGCTTTAAGCTAGATATATTATCTTACTGTGTAAGATTTGACGACCCATAAGGCATCATCAAACTTTTAAAACTTTTTTAACCTTATCTAAAAGTGATTCTACTTTTTTTTCTTCCGTTTTAGTTTCTTCAATAACGGGTTCTATAATTTTCTTTTCTACAGGTTTAACTATTTCTATAGCATCTAGTAGCATAGATTTTAATTGTCCTGATTCTACTCTTTGATAGAATAATTTTTTACCACGACCATTACCGTGGCGTTTAACAAATTCTGCTAAAGTTTTTTTACCTAAACCTGATAGTCTCATTTATTTTTCTTTACACCTTTAATTACACCTTTGTTAGCAGATGCATAAAAAACTTGTTTACCTTTTTCTTTTCCATATTGTTTTTCCATGGATTTTTTAATTTTTTTTCCTTTTAAATTTAGTGGCATTGTATCTCCTAAAAATTTAATTTTAATCCTAATTTAATATTTTTTACTATCACTCATAATAGATAATTATTAGGCCATCCCCTTTTTAATTTTTTGACTAGCTGGAGGATTTTTTTTACTACCCCCTGGACCCGCCCATAAAACTTTGTTAGCCCAGTATGCAGCACTGCTTGGGCCTTTTGCAATATTCTTACCGTGCCTTGCTTTAAACGACTTCCTAGCTTCTGGACTGTAGTTATGACCCATAGAAGCATCACCGAACCGAATAAGTTTTGGTCTGCCGTCAACGAGTACACCAACCTTACCTTTCTTACCACCTTCCGTAGTTCTAATAGGACTGTTAAATCTTTTAAGGCCATGTTTATTTAAAAAATTCTTTTTCTTTTCTGCGTCAGATAATGACATTACTTTTTCTTTTTAGAAGAATATTTTTTCTTTTCCATCATTTCTGTCTTTTTAGATTCTTTTTTTTCATGCATCATCTTTGCTTTTTTAGATTTATATTTTTCTTTTCCACCATATTCTTTCATCATTTTACTATCTCCTTTTACTTTACCAATAGCAATCATTACTACTGTTTTTCCTTTTTTATTATTATGCATTTTCTTTATAAGATGTTTTTCCCATAAACTTTTTATCGGTAGGACTTCTTAATGGTTGGTTAGAAGCAATAGCAGTTTCAATAGCAACAGCCCTCTTCTTCTCATAAGAAGAGAGCTTGTTGTCTTTATTTAAATCTGCTTTTTGTTTATTTATTTCCATAACCAATATGCACCTGCAATTACTGCAATTACAATGATTAACTTAACATTTCTATTAAGTTTATCCCACATACTCCATGCTTTATCTATCATGATATCCTCCTGTACTTTCGTACTTTTTGTGCTATACCTTTCGGTTGTGCTACAAACTGTTTACCTTTAGACGTTCCTTTACGTTTTGCTTTTGTTGTCGATGCGTATTCTTGTGGACTTAGAGCTTCGATGGCTTTCTTGGGTAGATACCTTTCTCCTGTCTTGGAAGAAGGTTTCCCAGACTTCGTTTGCCACTTTTGTTCTGTCCATGCTTTCAG